ACAGATATGTATCCAGGTATGGCAAGAACAGCAAGAGAAGAAGGTTTTGATGAAATCGCTGATTGGTTTGAAACACTAGCGAAAGCAGAAAAATCACACGCTGGTAAGTTTCAAAAGACTTTAGACGCCTATAAGGCTGCCTAATATAGGTTTGCCTGTTTCCTATAAAACAAACAGGCATAAATACATACAACACACACACAAGGATAGTTATGTTTTTTGGAGATGATCCATTTAAAGTACCAGATAATAAAAATAAAGGTATTCAACCTATGACCTTTATAATATTCTTTTTATCTATATGGTTGCTATTAACATTGACTTTTTTTGTATAGTGTGTTATATTGAAAAGCTATAAACAAACACACACAAAGGAGAAAATTATGGCAACATCAACTAAAAACGCTTTTGAAATCAGAAGCGATCTATTAGGTCTAGCTAAACAATTAGCAGACTTCAATTTCAATGCTCAAATAAAAGAGTATGAATATTCAATCAAAAAAGACGGCGATCAAGTAGTACAAGAGTTTAAAGCTCCTACTGTATCTGCTGACGACATCATTGAAACAGCAAAGAAGTTTAACGACTTTGTAACTAACGGTGATGTAAATAAAACTATACAGGAAAACATTGAAAAAGGTTTAGAAGTAACTAAACCATATGCTGAAGCATATCAACAATATGTAAAAGCATTTTACCCTTTTCTTAATAAGAAAGCGTAATAATGATACCGTATAATAAATGTGAGTGGAATTACATCACTTACGGAAAGAAAAAAGTAAATAAATTGAAGAAATATAAAAACTTGATATTGATGTGTTCTATACCAAGTATTACTTTAATTTGGTTATTATTGTTACTAATACAATAGTAATAGTACAATGGGCGGTGAAAGCTAGCGGAAGTAACCGCCCTTTACTTTTTAGTGAAAGTATGATATATTAGATAAATGAACTCAAAAGAATTTAGTCTTAAAATAGAAGAATTTGTAAAACAAAAAAGGTGTTCTTATATGGATGCTGTTGTTTTATATTGTAATGAAAATGATATTGATACTGGTACTGTAAATCCTTTAATATCAAAATCTCTCAAAGAAAAAATCAAAATAGAAGCAATCGAAAAGCGACTTTTAAAAGAAAGTAAAAGTGGCAAACTTCCTGTATGAGTAGATTAAAAAATCCATTTAAAAAGGTTTTAGATAATGTAAAAGGTACTCAATATGTAAGTAGTAAAACTTTCAGTGAATCTGGTCAAGTGATGAGAAGAATAAAAGAAGTTGCTATTGATGAACACGATATACAAAGACAGTTTGAAAAACAAAATGGGCTATCTGATTTTTTAAAAATACCTATTGATCCGTATGATGTGTTTAAAGTACATTATCCTTTAGCACCCTCGGTAGATAGAATAGATAATACAAAAGATTATTTTCCTGATAACATAGTTATTAATACACGATTTGAAAACAATGGTTTAAATAGATGTAAACCCGAATATATGAATCAGATAAAAGAATTTTTAATAAATCATTTTAAGAGTCAGTAGTATGTATGGTGGTTTTGAAGTTTATAAAATATATCTGGCAGTTAAATTACACTTTACCTCAAAAGATTATGACTATCATAAATATGAAGGAAAGGTCAATTGTAAGTTAGAAACATTTACTAAAAGGAATGATAGATACTTTTTTCACAAACTGAGCAAACAATATGAACAAACTGATATACTTGATTTCTTTGTTGCTAACTTTGCTACAGATAGCAAGGGATGGGTTGGTAATCTTTTACAAAGAGATGGTAGAGATGTTTACTTGGATTATAAAAAGCGTAAAGAAGCATTTACCTATCATTTTAGGAACGATTGCTTACGGATTAATGATGACTTTCTTTCTAATAATATTTCTTTTGATGATGGTTTTGTTTGCCGTAATGGACAACATCCTAGACTTTTACGATTATTGCTTCAAAAAAGAATATCGTTACAAACCACAATCGTGCTTAACCACTTCTTATCGTTTAGTAAAAATTGGGATAAAGAGATTACCGAGAAAGTTGTATGGACTAAAATCTCATCTACGATTGCCAGATTAAAACCATTTATAAATTTTAATGTTACAGAATGTAAATTAATCTTAAAGGAGGTATTCATCAATGGGTAATGATGAAGAATTAAAAATAAGTAATGAAGAAAGTCATAGAAAAAATCAATTTCAAAAATTATTAGAAAAATATTGTAAAGATAATAATATAAAATTAAATGAAATGAATACAAGTGAACGAGGAAAATTAATTAAAAAATTAGAAGATATGTTATGGTTCTAAAAAAGAAAAAAACATATATTCACGTCAACCAACACGTGATAAGGAGTAATAAAAAACACAATGAAAACAAACCTGTTATTACAATTAAACAAGGATCTAAAAATACTTACTGCCACGAAGTGGAGGTTAAAGGTCCGAGTCGCATTATATATGGCGGTAATGATAAACCTATTTTATCTTGCGGTGCTCGTGTCGTCATAGAAACTGAAAGTGAAGTAGAAGTTATTAAATGAAGAAGAAAATTCTTATTATGGGATTACCAGGTTCAGGCAAAAGTTATCTTTCTGATAAACTTTCACCTCTAATAAACGCAGTATGGTTAAATGCCGATAAAGTAAGAGAAGAAGCAAATGATTGGGATTTTACTTTAGAAGGTAGACAAAGACAAGCAAATAGAATGAAAAGTTTAGCACAAAAGGCGTTAGATGAAGATAAACACGTTATTGCTGATTTTGTATGTCCTACTAAAAAAACTAGAGAAGATTTTGATGCCGATTATACAGTGTGGGTAGATACAATTAAAGAAGGACGATTTGAAGACACAAATAAAATGTTTCAACCACCTGAAGAATATGACTTTAGAGTACCTACAAAAAATGCCGAATTGTGGGCAATTAGAATCGCAGATGAAATACAAGAGTATCAATGGGAAAATAGAAAACCTACAGCACAGATGTTAGGTAGATGGCAACCTTGGCACGAAGGTCATCAAACTTTATTTGAAGAAATTATTAAAAAAACAGGTCAAGTAAATATTCAGGTAAGAGATGTACAAGGTGTAGGTGATAATCCTTTTGACTTTAATACTGTAAAAGAAAATATTGAAAAGGCTTTAATACCGTATAAGAATAGAATAAAAATCACACTTGTTCCTAATATAACAAATATATGTTATGGTAGAGGCGTAGGTTATAAGATAGAAGAAATTGTTTTACCTGAAAATATACAAAAGATTTCTGCTACAGAAATAAGAAAAAAAATGAGAAGTGAGGGTAAATTGTGAAAAGAGTCTTTTGTATAGGTAATGGTGAAAGCCGTAAAGACTTTGATTTAGAAACATTAAGACCTCACGGTAAAATATATGGTTGTAATGCCATTTATAGAGATTTTTCACCAGATGTATTAATTGCTGTTGACCACGCTATAATGCACGAGATATATCAAAGTGGATATTGTTATAACAATGAAACTTATTTTAGAGAGTGGAATAGATTACCAGGTGAAACATATGAATTAACAGTTTTTGGTACAATAGATAAAAAAGAGATAGAAGAAAATTTAAAAAAGTTTGGTTCCTTTATAAAAAATAATAGAACAAATGAAACACAATATGTCTTTCACGGTGTAAACTTGGCTGGTAAAATTAAAGTTATTACAAAGAACAAAGAAATTAAAAATAAAAATATAGACCACACAGGCGTATATGCGACTTGGGTACGAGATGATGATAAAGCAAAAAATATATCAGAACTTGTAAAACCAAAAGATAGAGGTTGGGCTGCTGGTTCAACTAGTGGTTTAGTTGCTTGTTTGAAAGAACAACCAGATGAAGTTTATCTAATAGGACACGATTTAAATAGTAAAAACGGTAAGTTAAATAATGTTTATAAGGGTACAAAGTGTTATGGACCACCTGAAAAAGGTGCTATACCGTCTGTGAACTGGATAGATCAATGGCGACAGTTGTTTTTAGAGTATGAAAATGTAAATTTCTTTAAGGTAAATGAAATAGTAGAAGATAGAAAAAATGCGATTTATGTAGATGATTTGGTAAATAGACCAGTTTTAGAGTGGCAAGGTAAAGTGAAAAATTTGAATTATATTGACTTTAAAGAACTCAAAAGGCGCTTGACTTTATAGACAATATATGATATATTAAGAGATATGTTAAAACAAATAAAAATTGCAATTTTATTTGACCTTGTGGCTGAACAACAATTAAGAGGTTGTAAGGCACAGGCAGTGAGGGTTATGCCCGAATGGGTGAAGACACACTGTTTGGTTGTGAGTAAGGACCTATCTAACCATTAGATTGGACTCTTCCTGAAAGCTTGTGGGTAAACCAATAAACCCCACCAGGTACATATTACGAGGTAATTATGTTTGATAATTTTATATACAGATTATGTGATAAAATAGTTTCATTTTGTGAGAGAATACAAAATAGAATTAAAAATACACCACAGAAAAAATGGTTAAAAGAATATTTTAAACATAAAAGTCGTATAAATAAAAATGATACCGAATAATACAGGTAACACAAATACAATAATAAGGAGAATACAAATATGGATTTTGAAACATTAAAATCATCCGCTTCAAACTTTGATAAACTTACAAAGGCACTCGAAGCAAACGCTAATCCCGAAGAAAAAGATACCAAGAACAAATACCAAGACGATAGATTTTGGAAACCAGAGTTAGATAAAACTGGTAACGGCTATGCTGTTATTCGTTTCTTACCTGCTTCTAAAGATGAAGAAATGCCTTGGCAAAGAGTTTGGTCACACGCATTCCAAGATAAAGGTGGCTGGTATATTGAGAACTCATTAACAACTTTAAATCAAAAAGATCCTGTTAGTGAAGAAAATACTAGATTGTGGAATACAGGCGTTGATAGTGATAAAGAAATCGCTAGAAAAAGAAAAAGAAAATTATCATACTACTCTAACATTTTAGTAGTATCTGATCCTAAACATCCAGAAAACGAAGGTAAAGTTTTCTTATTTAAATTCGGTAAAAAGATATTTGATAAGATTGCTGAAACAATGAACCCAGCGTTTGAAGATGAAAAACCAATTAACCCATTTGATTTTTGGAAAGGTGCTAACTTTAAACTGAAAATCAGAAAAGTTGATGGTTATTGGAACTATGATAAATCCGAGTTTGAGGGTGTTTCTGCCGTTGCTGATAGTGATGATAAAATCAAATCAGTGTGGGAAAAACAATATGCTCTAAAACCTTTCGTTGATCCTAGTAATTTTAAAACCTATGAAGAACTTAAAGAGAAACTGAATAGGGTAATTTCAGGAACACGAAAAACTGAAACTGTTGAATCTACAGACCTCCCACCGAAGACCAACGGTTCAGTAAAAAGTCAGGAAGTCAAATCTTCACCGACAAGTGATGATGACGAAGATGATACTTTGTCATACTTTAGTAAATTGGCGGAAGAAGATTAATCTTTCTCTCTCGCTTTCTAACTTTAAAGGGTGCCTAGTAATAGGCGCCCTTTTTTTATACGTGTCTATTTAAATTAAGGAAGGTATCATCATTACTCTTAGCGGCATTGGCAGCCACGACTTGTTGAGTAGATGTTGAGGCAACGTTTTGAGGTGCGGTGACATTATTAATTACAACTGGTTGACCACCTGTTTGACCAGCGTCTAATGTTAAATCTTTTTTAGCACCTGTTGACTTAATTTTTTCTGCTCGCATCTCAAATTCTATGCCTTTTTTTTCTGATTGTATTTGAGCAGCTGTTAAAGGTGGTAAACCTACTTTTTCATTACGTTCATTTTCTAATTTTACAATGGCAGATAATCTTTCATCAGCACTCATTCTTTTATATTCAGGAGAGTCCATTAAATCATTAATTTTTTTATCATACTCACTATGAATTTTATTACTATCATCAATTTTTTTTCTTTGTTCATCACCTATTGTTTTTACAGTTTCTTCACCACCGGTAACTGTTTCAGTTGTCATAACTTTTTGAGTTGATTTAGTTTTTACTTTTTTTTCTACAAATGCTTTCTTAGCAGCCAATTCTTCTTCTTTTTCTTTTTTAATTAATTCTTCTAATTCTTTTTCTTTTGCTACTAATTCAGGATATAATTCTGCTTTTGCTTTTTTATAACCTTCTCTACCACCACCATATTTTTCTTCAGCCAACTGCATAATTTTGTTTTCAGATTCATTATCACTATAGATTTTTTCTTTTCTTAATGCTTCTGTTTCTTGTCTTACTCTATTTTTCTTCATAGAGGTTGTTTCTTCACCTTTCATATATGCGTCCATTTCTTTATCTCTCATATATGACTCAAACTGTGTATCACCAAATGCGTCTTTTTCTTCAGTAGCAATTACTTTAGCAGGTTTTTTCTCTACAGATATAGTTTCTTCTTCTTTAGCTACAACTTTAGGTTTTTTCTTTTTACCTCTTCTACCACCATAAGTCATATCATCATCAAACATAGCAGCCTCTCCTGCTATATCACCTGCTGTACCCGTTTCACCTTTACTTAATGGTTTTTCTTTACCTTTATCACCACCAAATATTTTCTTACCTAACCAAGAATTTTTAAACCAATCTGTTAATGCGTCAAAACCTTTTTTAAGTAACATTAATCCACCTACTACAAGACCTACAACAACGGCAAATTTAAGTAAAGGTACAAGTAAAGGTAATAATGGTGCTACAATGGAAGCTAACATAGTAATACCTGTCAATATAATTCTCTTTCCAAATGTTGCTAAAGAAGCTATCACTGGAAGTATTGCTTTTTTAAGGCTGCCAAACAATTTTCCAAAATCGTCTGCCATAATTTTAAAATTTTTATTAAAAGATTCAGGTAAAAACTTACTTACAAATTTACCTGTTTTTATTAAACCATCTGAAAATAGAGTGATTGTTTTTTGAAATTGTCTAGCAATATCTATTATAGGTCCTAAAGCTGTTACTAAAAAGTCTGGTGCTTTATCTTGTAATGCTCTCTCAAAATTATCAATTGCGCCACCTATTTGTTGGTCAAAACGACCACCTTTTCCAGAATATAATTTCTTTTCTTCTTCTATTCTTCTTTGTTCTTCTAATATTGATTGTCTTCTAGTTGCTAAATTTAAACCTTCTTCTTTGGTGTTTTTATCTGTTCTTTTTTGAAATTTTCTATAATCTTCTAAAAATTTTTGTTCTTTTTCTTTAGCAGCACGTTCTCTTAAAAGTATAGTTGCCCTCTTATCAAGTAATTCTTTGTCTGTTAATAATATTGCTTTATATTCTTTTTGATTATTTTTAATATTAGGTATAAATCTTGCTTCTGCAACAATGTTTTTTTCTCTTAATTTTTCAACTTCTTCTAAAGCTTTTGATCTACTTTTTTCTACTGCTTCTAAAGCTTCACTTGTTTTTTTAAAATCATCTCCTAAATCAGATATTTGAACATCAAATTTTTTTAAAATATTTTGAAGTTCAACATATGCTTTTTCTACTCTAGGACCTGTTCCTTTTACCAGTTGATTTTGAAATCTCTCGGCTGCTTCAGCAAGTGGTTTTGTAACATCAGGTACCACAGCTTTCATTACGCCAGCAAATCTGCTAGCCATTTCATTTGTTAATGAACTTGCTATTTCTGAAACTTGTCCTTTTAATTGATCTGCCATTACTTACCTATTTTTTTACTAGATCCTGTATATAATCCGAACCAGGCTGCCCCAGCTCCTACTACGATTGAAATTAAACCTGATTGTTCCATTGTTGGATTAGGTAAATTCATATACCATATTACACACTTATATAATAAGATGATATATGTTGTAATAAACACACGTGGAAATATTCTCCAACTATCAACTGCTCTTGCTAAATGTATTAAATTAGCATATGGATTTACACCCAAGTCTTTTATAGAAGTATCTACTTCTAAATCAACTCTTACTTTTTGTTTAGGTTCTGCTACCCTAATATCTTCTTTTTTTTCAATATTATCAGCCATTGTACTTTTGCCTCTCTGCTTCCTGTGATCTTCTTTCGTTTTCTTCTTTGATATATTGAGTAAGTAAATTAACGTAAATATCACGTTCCCACGGCATTAAAGATTCAATCTCACTCAATGAATATTTATGATGTTGCATCAGAGCAAAATTAGTTTCAAAATAAGCCTCTAGGCTGTTATGGGAGAGGCAGATCCGAAAAAATCTTGTATTCCTGATAATGTTACCTTACTTTTCACTTTAGTAATAGGGTTTTCTACTTCAACCTCGTGTGTAAGTTTAGGCATTGTTTCAAAAAATAGTTTAAGTTTATCAAAGTTTTTTTGTGATAAATTTTCTAAAAACTCGGTTAATTCTTCAGTTGTACTATCTTTAGCAGGATAAACTTTCTCTCCCTCGAAGATATGATCTATACAACTTACAAGAACTGAAAATATAGTTTTTGTATTTGCTTTGATTTCTTCGCCAGCAGCTAGAGGAACGCTATCAATAGTAGGATATGTAAATACTATACCCAAGTTTTTTTGTTCATCAACAATTATTTTATTAGTATGTTTATCGTCCACTTGAACTTCAACTTTACTTAAATCAATAACTGTATCAGCATAAGTTTGGTTGTCATCTGGACATAAAATTTTTAATGTAGCAATTTCACCTACTGATCTAGCTCTTATCTGTAAAAACAAATATTCTAAATCAAATATAGGTAATTTTCTTGCTTCAATTTTATTAAATGTACAAGCCCTAACTATATCAGTAATTGCTTGTACTAACTCTTTTTGACCGCCTGTTTCGACAGCCATTAAAAGTATCTTTTCTTCTTTTACTAGAAACGGTCTATACTTGACTTGTATATCTTGTGATGGTAAAGTCAATTCATAAGTAGGCGTTTCGATTTTTGGTAAAGCCATAATATTATCTCCTTAATTTTTATATATTTAGTGGTGGTATTTTGAATGGTGGGAATACTCTTCCGCCAGTTGCTCTGCCGATAGGTATTCTTCTTCTCAAATCTTCTATTACACCACGACCAGCTCGTCTTAATTCTGGTGGTAATTTTCCTAATAAACCGCCAAACAAACCACCAGCTTGTTTAACAGTAGCATCTCTAAAGTTTGATTGACCTAATTCTACATTACCTGCTCTATCAATAAAGTAATTAATCCAATATCTAAAGTCAAATGTAACTTGAAATGATTGTACTTCAGTAGCAGGACTGTGACTGTATTCTACAGGACCGATTGTTTTAGGATAACAATCAAACAATTTAACAGCATAGGTTACATCATCTCTTTCTTGCCTTGAAGCAAATTGTCCTAATTGAAATATATTTACATCTGAAACATAATTATCATAAAAATTATAGTTGTGTGTTGTAGTAGAAAAAGCACACTGTTGCCATAATTCAAAGTATGATCTTTCTCTTAAAAACTTATCTGTATAAAATGTTGCTGTAATCGGTTGAGATGAATAATCATAAACAAATTTACGTTTAGGACCATTATGTTTAATTTCTTTTGTTACAGCTGTTCTGTCTGGCATATTAATAGCACTACAAAATGCTTGAACTCTTTTTGAATTACCTTGTTGTACAGCAAGTAATTCTGCCTGACTTGGAAAATATTGTGCCTCTTCACCAGCTTGTGAAAACTTTTCTGAAGGGTCATCATATAATGGAGGAGGACCGCCTGATATATTTGGTACTATGTTTGATATACCTCTTGGTAATTGAAACTCTACATAATATCTATTTTTTCTAGCAAAACCTTCTGCCTCATTGACCATCGCCTGAAAACGACCGATTGTTGATTCAGGATTACCACCTATTTTTTGTCTTAATCTAGGATCATTGTTTACATTATCTAATGATCTATCTCTCGGTATACCGAGTCTAATATCAAATCCACCAATTCTTTTTCCGCCTCTTAAAATCGCCATTAGTATGGTCTCCCTTTTTTAAATCTTTGTACAGGTAAAAATATTGAGATAGCAGCCTCATCAGCATCTATTCTTAAAAATTTTGAACGTGTGTAACTATACAAATATTTTTTGATTGTAGGTTTCATTAAATTACTTTTTTTAATATCATCATAACCTAAATCTAATTTTGTTGTTTTATCAAAATTATTGTTTGTAGCAAATTTTTGTAATTGTTCTAACATTCTATATCTTGCTAATGGTGGTAAGTAATGAAAATTCATACCTAAAAACCCACCTGGTATTGGCTCTAATGGTAAAACTAAAGGCACTATATCATATAACGGCAATTTATCTTTAGTTTTAGGATCATACATAAACAAGTTTAAACGACCAGCACTAGGTCTATTGATAAGTTTATTCTCTCTCATTAATTTACCAGCTGTAATAGGTGAACCGATCTTGCTAATAGCATTACGATACCAAGTCGCAGACTTTTGGGTATCGCCTTGTCTTAACTTTATTGTGTCAAAAATACTTGCCATTACTGTATATTTATAACTAATTATAGATACCTAATTCTTTTTCAGTCATTATTTTAAACTCAAAACCCTTGTCTTCACAATACGCTCTGGCAGCCTTCCATTTTGCTTGATTTTTGATATATTCAAATGACTCACGCATAAACGCCTTTGTTTTCTTTTTAGGTGGTTTAGGTTGAAAACACTGTTTATATGGTTTTATCTCAATTATGTATTTTTTACCAGTAGATGTTTTTACAATGAAGTCAGGAAAGTATCTGTGTACTCTTTTATCTAATGGACTATAATATTTGATCGGTACTTCTTCACTTGCCCACGCAATAATATCCTCATTACGGTCGCAGTATAACATAAATCTACGCTCTAATAAAGAACGATAAACTATTCTATTTGGATCGCCAACGTATTTCTTTGGATTTGTTGGTCTATATATTCCTTTGTAAGACTTGCCCATAATCTGTATAAATATTGTTATTACAAGGATTATTTAGTATGCCATCAAAAGTATCAAGTTTAGTAAAAGGAGCCGTCAGTAACCTAGTATCAGGTAAAATTGGTGGTTTAGCAAACAGTTTTATAGGTGCCGCTGGTCGAGCACAAACAGAAAAGATTGCTGCTAACCTTTTAAATAAATCACCATTAGAAATAGGTAATGCCAATGTACCACCTCAAACAGGTCATATGGCAGAAAATCCATATCAATATGGACAAGTATATTATCCTGAAACGACAAGTCAGTTGGGTGAAGGGCATTATATGATCTTTGATATTGTAATTGTTAATCCAGAAAAATTTAAATCTACTGTAAATCAACTTGCTGCTGATGAAAACAAAAAAGTAGGTGAAGTAACAAACGGTAATTACAAAGATAAGTTATCTACATTTAATAAAACAAAATTAAAGGGCACAGTGAATAATAATGTTAAAAGTGCTAAAGCTATCAAAGGCTTAAATTCACAAGATAGATTAAGAAATCAAGTAGGAGGATTAAACAGCAGAAATCCTACACACACGCACATTTCAGATTCAATTATCTTGTACACCCCACCACAAGGACTACAAACTGAATATTCTGTTAATTACGATATGGTAGAAACAGGTATCGCAGGATTTTTAGCTGAAAAAGGATTAACAAGTATTGTCGAAGGATTATCTACAGCAACAGGAGAAATATTAAGAGCTCTAACAGACACAATCGCAGGTGCTTTAGGTGGTGGTGGTTTACGTGCTGTATTAGATAAATCAAAAGCAAGAGCAAAAAATCCTAAAAAAGAACAAGTGTTTAAAGATGTAAACTTTAGAAATTTCACTTACAAGTTTGAGTTTGCGCCACGTAATAGAAAAGAATTAGAATCGGCATATAAGATTATAGAATTATTTAAATTTCATATGCATCCAGAGATTGCGCCTAATAGATATTTTATCGTGCCATCAGAATTTCAAATAACTTATATGTATAGAGAAGGTGCTAACTTATGGTTTCCTAAAGTTAGTCGTTGTGTATTAAAAGATTTGAAAGTAAACTATGCGCCAGATAATGTCGTATCAACATTTACACCAGATGACAAAGGTGCCGCACCTGTTATATTTGATATGGAATTAAGTTTCATTGAAACAGAAATTATGACAAAACAAACTATCGCATTAGGATTTTAATTATGTACTTCAGTAAATTTCCAAAAGGTTTATACGATATAAACGGTGACGGTGTAAATAAACTTGTCACTGATTTGATGACACGTGTAAAAATAAGAGAAAAAATTAAAGACGAGTCAGCCTTATATGATACTTATGATGTACCTAATGGTGAAACGCCAGAGATCACAGCATTTAAACATTTTGGCGACACTGAATATCATTGGATAATATTAATTACAAATAGTATGTCAGACTCATACTACGATTGGCCGCTGTCAGATCAGGCGTTTGAAGAATATATTACAAACAAATATACAAATCCTGACGCAATACATCATTATGAAATTACACAGTCAAGTGGACCTCAAACTGGTTCAGGACCAAATGATTACTCACACAAGATTGAAGTTAATAGTACAGTGACAGGCGCAGAAGCAGTTACCAATAGAGAATATGAACAACGATTACAGGATAAAAAAAGATCAATTAAATTATTAGACCCAGCGTACTTAACCGCTTTTGTTGAAGAATTTGACGCATTAGTAAATAGATAATATGTACAATCAGATTAATCCAGACATACTCCGTAAAGCAGGAGATTATCTTTTATCAGATGTAACTCTTGTCGCATATCAAACCGCAGATGGTCAAAATCCTCGTAAGATTTCAGTACGTGACGCAGTTGCCGAGATTAACATATATGAATCAATTAATAACAAATGTTTATCTGGTGATATAACACTTGTTGACTCGCAGAACGTTGCTAATTACTTACCATTAACAGGTTTTGAAAGAATAGAGTTTACTTTCTTTACACCGTCTAGTCCTCGTGGGTTTAACTTTAGTATGGACACAGGACACCCTATGTACATCTATCGTATCGCAAATAGAACAGAAACCAATCCAAGAACACAGGCGTACACATTATTTTTTACCAGTAAAGAAATGTTAAGAAATGAACAAGTGCGAGTATCACGTGCCTACGATACCAGTTTTGATAACGTGATTATGGAACTTGTTAAACGACAAGATTTTTTAAATTCTAAAAAGACATTGACGGTAGAAGAAACACGTGGCGTACACAAAGTGGTATTACCACGACTACGACCTTTTGCTGCGATAGACTTTTTATCCAAGTCAAGTCAATCAAAAGCATTTAATAACGCCTATCACTATTTTTTTGAAACCGCAAACGGTTTTAAATATCAATCCTTAGAATCTATGTTAGCCGTGACCAGTAAAGTCGCAAGACCTGTGGTTGCCAAGTTTGTATCTAAACCCATTAACATAAAAGAAGGTGAAGACACCGATAGGTCTGTACTTGAATCAATGCAAATTGCTGAAGATGTTAAAGTGATTGACCAGTTTAATACGTTAAAAAATTTAAGAAACGGTGTGTATGCGAGTCGTATGATAACACACAACGTCTTTAATAAAACGTTTAGTGAACTTGATTTTGACTATCACCAAGACTATCCGTTACACTTTCATACTGAACACGATGGCAAGGGTGGTAAAGCACAAGAAAAATATGGTTTACCCTTTGTTGTAGGTGAAAACAATAAGTTTTATTCAGACTATCCAGAAGGCACATTGTATTTTTACACGACAACAGAAAAAATACATAATACTAACGAATTACCTGATTACGAGAATTTTATCAATAAATCCCTATCGCAAAAAAGTATGTTACAATCAATGAGAATTGCTATGACCGTGCCAGGTTTTACAGGATTGTCAGTAGGTGATCTAATCGCATATGAAATGCCAAGTTATGAACCAGCAGACAAGAAAAACCCTTTAGACTACGATCCGTATATGTCAGGTCGTTATGTTGTAGAAAGTATAAGACATAGATTTGACGTTGCCAGAGATAAACACATAATGAATTTAGAGTGTGTTAAAGACAGTACACGAGTACCGTATCCAAAAGAAACGATAGACACATTTACCGATAGAGAAACCAACAAAAACAACGCCAACGTACTACAATACGATTTAGATGACGCTGTAGTGACACAAACAGAAAGAAAGAGTAATATATTCAAATAATGCTATGAGTTAAGCCCGCCGATTAATAAGGGCTGTCCATACCAGAGATTATGAGAAAATATATCATAGGAACAAAGTAAACAATGAAACAAACAATGAGAAAATGTATAAAACAGATAAAAGACACATATAAGGCTGCTCAGATAAGCTGTGATAATACTGTGTATAGATATAAGTATAGAGTATTCTTTAAGGGATATCGAGGGCTGTTAGAAGAATTACCAAGAGTTGAAGTCAGGCTCCCGCAGATAAAGAATAAGATAAATCAAGGATTTAAGACGATTTTAGATAAGGCAGCCTTGGTTTTGAATAAGGCAGCCATTTGGCGTAGGACTGGAGTAAATAGTAAGAAATAGCGTATGTTGTGTGCTTTAAAAGAAAACATTTAAGGAGGCTGGCAAAGATATGAACGAGAATTTTTTAGGGTTAAACGGCTTTATCTGGTTTGTGGGTGTTGTTGAAGATAGACAAGATCCTGAATACCTAGGCAGAGTTCGTGTAAGAATACTTGGCTCTCATACTTCAGATAAGAACGCATTACCGACAGCCGACTTACCTTGGGCATCGGTGTCCTTACCTACCACATCAGCTGGTATATCTGGTTTAGGACAATCGCCGTCTTTTCTTGTAGAAGGCAGTTGGGTGTGGGGATATTTTAGAGATGGCAATTATAGACAGGAACCGATGGTGTTGGGTAGTTTACCTGGTAAACCTGTGGAATTGGCTGGCTCATCTGGCTTTTATGATCCAAACGGCATTTATCCCAAGTACAAAGACGAAGTGGATACCAATAGGCTGGCGGTCAATCTAAAAGAGGGTGCGACAGAATTGTCACCACATTTGTCCTTGACTTTAAGACGAAATACTCGTATAACAAACGTAGCCACAGCGGACTTTAATCCAATAGAGGCAGCTGATGGAAGTGCTATTGCTGGATCGGATGGCGACCTCTTTAGCCAGCCGTCTATACCCTATAACACCACTTATCCTTACAATCACGTATTAGAAACTGAAAGCGGTCATATTAAGGAATATGATGATACGGCTGGCTCCGAACGAATACACGAAAGACACCGAACAGGAACCAGTTATGAAATAGACTCAACTGGCACACGAACCGATATTATTAAGAATGACCATTATACCTTTGTTTCTGACAAGAGTCAAGCGTACATACAAGGCGACTCAGACATCACCATAAACGGTCGCCATAAATTATACATTAACAAGAACGGCAGCCTCAATAATCATTATGATATACAGGTAGGACCAAACGCCAATATTAATATACAAGTAGATTCAGGTGATATTAATATGGTGACTGTAAATGGTAAAATTAATGTTAATTCAGGTGAAGACTTTAATTTAAAGGTGGGTGGTAATATGACTATAGATGTAGAAGGTAATTTAACGTCAAACGTGGCTGGCAGTAATACGGATAATACCACAGGAAATAAAATTATAAGAGGTGCTACGATAGACCTAAACCCATAGACTTTTGAGCATATAATATCTAAAGACAGCCTCTAATCTATAAAGTGATATAACTAGTAATCAACACAAGGCGGCTCTATGGCTGCCTCATATATAAACACTAGTCTAAAACTCATAAAAAAAGTCTAGTATCTTTAGACGTAAAAATTTTTCTGGATATTTTTTTACTCACCAAAGTCGGCATCAACATAGTTATATTCTATCGTATCAGCAACTTCATCTAGTTTAAAGTGTAAATCATTAGATAATTCAACATCATACTTTTCATCAAAGTCAGTTACAAGTTTGTCTATCTTACCTAATAGAACATCTACTTTATCTCTCATTAAATCGTAGTCTTTTTCTATCTTTTTCATTTTATTAGTCATACTTCACTCCTTGTAGTTGATTAGTAATATATTCATTTGCGTCACCGTCTTTCATTACTTCATAAAAGTCAGTTGTGTTATTAATATAATAATCAAATAGATCATTATATAAATTTGAGTTGATGATAAGTTCACCAGTTGTTTTAAAGACATTATATTCGTCTTTGTTTTTTAGTAGTATTTTGTTAATCATAGTGTAGTCCTTTCTTTTAAGATACAATTGAATTGTCTTTGTTGTACTGTTCTTTTTTAAAGTTAATATCAGTTAATTGTTTATAGACATTATTTTCAATACTTTCATAAACATCTAACATTAAGTCTTCAACATTTAAAGACGTGTCAAACGATTTAAGAGTTTTTGCGATCTCATATAATTGAGTATCTACTGTATTCATAGTATCAAAAAATTGTTTATTAGTTACTGTCATATTTTCTCCTTTGTTTTTGTTTAACATATACAAGTAATATACAGGAGTTTTTTAAAGAAATCTAGTGAAAAAGGGAGTAATATTTTTCACTGAATAAAATCAAGGTTTTTAACTGGCGTTGTTCTTCTTTTGTTCTACTTTAGAAATCCTGTTTATTATACATAGTGGGTGTAGAACGCACAAAGAAATGCTTAGAGTCCTATAAATAGAATCATACATCACTCTTCCTGACATTATTAAATGGCGTACAAAAGGACTATACACATATGCCTACTTTAAAGTCAATTAAAGACAAAGATAAAAATACAGTTTTAAAAAGATTAAAAAAACGATCACCAAAAATACCTGACTTTACGTGTACCGATATAGATTATCTTATTGAAAAGATTGAATCGTATCACAGTAAAGGCATATTAACGGTGTACGCCAGTAAGTTGTTAAAACGTAAATTAGAACGTTTAAGAAGTAGCAACGAGGCGCTTCGGGACAGTGGTCGGTACTGGTATAAAAAATTTAAGAGTCTGTTTTTAAAAAATCGAGTCTAATCGGCGAGTCTAAACTCTGAGCAATACTGAAATGATTTATTAAAGTTTTATGACTAGTAAGTAACTTTTCTAAATATTAGTGTTCAACCCACGGAGGCACTATGTCAGACGAAAATAAAAACAAAATTGAACAATTAGAAGAAACCATCGAAAAGTTACAAGAAGATGTTGACAACATTAAATCCCTACTAGAAATACAAGACGAAGAAGAAGACTTTGAAGATGACAATATGGAAGATGAGGATAACGAAGATGAAGAAGAAGATAACGATAGTAACGAAGATTAAATCATTTATAGAAAAGATAATCAAAAAAATTAAATCATATTTTTAGTGAACAAATATAAATCAATATTTGTCAGCGATA